TCAAAAGAAAGATATCTAACACAAATTACTTCGGATCCAACACTTACAAAAACAATTAATGTAACTGTTCCAAGGATTTCATTTGAACTTACAGGCATGTCATATGATTCTAGCCGTAAACAACAGTCGCTAATACAGAACTTTGCTTTAAATTCCAATGGCGGAATTAATACACAATATACACCCGTGCCATATGATTTTAATTTTTCTATGTCCATCTATGTTCGCAATACAGAAGATGGTACACAAATTGTAGAACAAATTTTACCATTTTTTAAACCAGATTTTACTGTTACTGTTGATTTTATTACTGGCATGGATCAAAAGTATGACATGCCTATCACCTTAAATTCAGTAAACACAACAACAGAATATGAAGGTAGTTCAAATGATGGCACTACTCGTTTAATACTTTGGGATTTAGATTTTACTGTTAAAAGTTATTTGTGGCCAGCAGTTAAAACACCAAGAGGATTAATTGGCGCTTTAAATACCACAACAGGCCGATACGGCAGTGCCAACACAAACATATACATTGAAACACAAAATCTTGATGCTCAGAAAGTTACTGTTAATTATGCCACAGGAAATAATTACTATCTTACAGGCGAAACAATTCGTGTTGATAGACCTGATACAGATGAAATTACAGGCAAAGTAGTTTTCTTTAGTAATAATAGCACAGGCATATTAGTTGTTGAACAACTAACTCAACTACTACAAGCAAATGATATCGTTGTTGGAGATTACACCAATGCGTCCTACAATGTAACATCTGTTGCTGTGTCACCTGTCAAGGCTATCGCAATTGTAACTAGACCTAGCCCACAAAACTCTGATCCAGATGATGAATTTGGTTTCTCTGAAACAATAACTAATTGGCCTAATACCTTATTATGAACAACTTAAATGAAAAATTATCTGAAGCCTTAGAAATACAACCTCTAGAAATTAAACAATCTACCGAAATAGTAGAAATTAAAGATGTTGTTGACGATGACGCTGAGTTTGCTAGGCAAAACATCCGTGATTTGATTGTAAAAGGCAACGATGCTGCAAGTCATATTGTAGAAATTGCCAAGCAATCTGAGCATCCAAGAGCCTTTGAAGTGGCCGCTGGCATGTTAAAAAATCTATCAGATATGAATAAAGATTTACTAGAAATTCAAAAACGCAAGCAGGATTTACAACCAAAGGTAACCAACAACACACAAAATCTAAACATAGATAAAGCTATTTTTGTTGGTTCTACCGCAGAATTACTTAAACAATTGAGAGAAAATAAATAAGATTATGGAAAAATTAATTGAACAACTTAGAACAATTTTAGGCACAAACTTTGGCCTTTATTTTAAAATACATTCATACCATTGGAATGTTGAAGGTCCCAATTTTGTAGAATATCACACCTATCTTGGTCAACTCTATACACAAATTTTTAATAACACCGATTTAATTGCTGAAAAGCTTCGAGCGCTTGGAACTTATGCACCGGTTAGTTTGACAAGAATGAAAGAGTTTTCTGACATTGAGGAAGATGTTTCTGTATTAGAAGCAAATCAAATGTTTCAAAATTTAGTTATTGCTAATGATAGGTATATTATACATCTACGAGCAGGTATTATTGCAGCCGAAGCCGCAAATGAACCTGCCATTGGTAATTTTTTACAAGACATCTTAGACCAACACCAAAAACACGCTTGGTTCTTAAAGGAACAGTTAAAAGAAATCATATTATGCACTCAAGATCCAGTTTATTTTATTCATAATTATGTAAAGATTGTTAACATTGATAAAGGTCTAGTGCCTTTTAATATGTGGGATTTTCAAGAAGAAATGGTTCGTGATTTTCATAAGAATCGTTTTTCTATTTGTAAAATGCCTCGCCAAGTTGGTAAAACTACCACCACAGTAGGTTACATGCTATGGTGTGTTTTATTCCAAGATGATTACACAATTGCTATTCTTGCAAACAAAGGTTCACTCGCACAAGAAATTATGTCCCGCCTACAAAAGGCCTATGAATATTTGCCTTTGTGGCTGCAACAAGGTATCATTGTTTGGAATAAAAGAAACATTGAACTAGAAAATGGTTCTAAAGTATTTGCATATGCAACCTCTTCGGCTGGTGTTCGTGGTGGTTCGTATAACTTAATCTTCTTAGACGAATTTGCGTTTGTGCCACATAATATGGCAGTTGATTTCTTTACATCAACCTATCCAGTTATTTCTTCTGGTCAAACATCAAAGGTTATTATTGTATCCACACCTAATGGTTTGAATTTGTTTTACAAAATGTGGACAGATGCCATTGAAAAGCGTAGCCTCTACCAACCAGTTGAAGTTCACTGGTCTATGGTACCAGGCCGAGATGATAAGTGGAAAGAAGAAACAATACGCAATACTTCCGAAGAACAGTTTCGGCAAGAGTTTGAAACTGAGTTTATTGGTTCTTCGGCCACGCTTATTTCAGGTGCCAAATTAAGGTCATTGAGTTTCTTTAATCCAATTTCATCTATTGAGAATGTGGATGTTTATGAAAATCCAATAGAAGGCCATCTATACATCGCAACTGTTGACTGTGCCGAAGGTGTTGGTGCCGACTATTCTTCTATTAATATTATAGATGTTTCACAGGTACCGTATAGGCAAGTCGCTAAATACAGAAGCAACAAGTTACCTTTGTTGTTCTTTCCAACTATCATTTATAGTTTGTGTAGAAGATACAATGAAGCCTTTATTCTAGTTGAAACAAACAATATTGGCCAACAAGTGGTAGATATTCTACACTATGATTTAGAGTATGAGAATGTTTACAAAATTGACCACCATCACATTAAAGGCCAAACAATCTCTGGTGGCTTTAAGAGGGCTACAAGCTTTGGTATTAAAACCACCAAAACAGTTAAAAAGATTGGTTGTGCCAATCTAAAAACACTTATAGAATCTGATAAGTTAATTATTAATGACTTTGATACCATCGCAGAAATGAATACCTTTGTTCGTGTTCGTGATAGCTACTCTGCGGAAGAAGGCAATAATGACGATTTGGTTATGGGGCTGGTGCTCTTTGCTTGGCTAAGCGCACAGTCCTATTTTAGAGATGCTACAAATATAGACATACGAAGGGTTCTATTACAAGAACAAAACATGTTGGCCGAAGAAGATTTAGTGCCCGTAGGTTTCATAGATGATGGTCGGAGAGAAGAAGTTTTGGTAGATTCAGGTGATGTTTGGACAGAAAAAGGGTATCTTTCTTCAACTTTGTAAAAAACTAAATAGATAATAAATAGAAATTGACCCAATAAACAAAAGGAGAAATCCATGGCATTTCAATTATCCGCAGGGGTAAATGTATCAGAAGTTGACCTGACTACAATTGTCCCATCAGTCGCCACTTCCATTGGCGCATTTGCTGGACCTTTTGCGTGGGGACCAACTAATGAAGTAATTACTATATCCGATGAAGTTCGTCTTGCTAGTAGATTTGGCAATCCGGACTCTACAAACTATGAATACTGGTTCTCAGCTGCAAACTTCCTAGCATACACAAATAATCTTAAAATTGTTCGTGCTGCCAATACCGCTTATTCTACATTAAATGCATCTGCTAATACAAATGGTGCAATTTTAATTCAAAATGAAGATGACTACTTAGGAAACCACGCAACAGCAAACACAACAAACGGCCCAATGGTCGCAAAATGTCCTGGTGCTCTTGGTAATTCGTTGCGTATTTCAATGTGCCCAAGTTCAACGGCATTTTCTTCTAATCTAACTGTTACCGATTCTTTAAGAGCTAATGCGGTCACATCTGGTGACACGACCATTAATGTTAACGGCACAGCAAATGCAGCAGCAAACTTAATTGCTGGCGATTTAATTTCTGTTGATGGTGGTTCTAGTTTTGTTCGTGTTGCCTCTGTTAACGCAACAGCAATTATTACAGCTACTGCTGTAGGAACAGTTGTTGTTGGTACAGCAGTTCTTCGTAAATGGCAATATGCTGACCAATTCAAAGTTGCTCCAGGCACTTCTGATTATGCTACATCTAAATCTGCAGCAAATGACGAAATTCATATCATCGTAATTGATGAAGATGGTAACTTTACAGGTACCGCAAATAATGTTGTAGAAAAATGGGCATTTGTATCTAAGGCAGCCGATGCTAAAGATTCTAGTGGTAGTTCAATCTATTATCCAAATGTATTAAATGAACAATCTGAATATGTTTGGTGGACAGGCCATCAACCAGGTGCAACCAATTGGGGTAGCAACGCACAAGGCGTAACATTCAATGAAATCCGTGTGCCATTTAGTGCTTCAATGAGTGGTGGTGCAGATGGTACGATTACAACCGCTAATGTGGTTAGTGCTTATGCTCAGTTTGCAAATGCTGACTCAGTTGATATTTCATTAATTATTTCTGGTCCTGCTAATCAGGCAATTGCTACAAGCTTAATCAGCAATATTGCTGAAGTTCGTAAAGATTGCTTGGTGTTTTTATCACCAGAAAGATCCGATGTAGTAAATAATCCAGGTAATGAAGTCACCGACTCTCTTGCCTATCGTGATTCTTTAACCTCAACCTCTTTTGCAGTTATGGATTCTGGTTGGAAATATCAATACGACAAATATAACGACACATACCGCTATGTTCCATTGAATGGTGACATCGCTGGTCTATGTGCAAGAACAGACCTAGAGCGTGATCCATGGTATTCACCAGGCGGTCTCAATCGTGGTATTATTAAAAATGTAATTAAGCTCGCATACAACCCAACGAAAACAAACCGTGATGACCTCTATGTAAAAGGCATTAATCCTGTCGTTTCATTCCAAGGTGAAGGCACAGTATTGTTTGGTGATAAGACAATGTTAAGCAAACCATCTGCGTTTGACCGCATCAATGTTCGCCGACTGTTTGTTGTGTTAGAAAAATCAATTGCTCGGGCTGCAAGGTTCTCGCTGTTTGAGTTCAATGACCAGTTCACAAGAGCACAGTTTGTAGCACTTGTAGAACCGTTCTTGCGTGATGTCCAAGGTCGCCGTGGTATTACTGACTTCCGTGTTGTTTGTGATGAAACAAATAATACAGGTGAAGTCATTGACCGCAACGAATTTATTGGTGATATTTACATTAAACCTGCTCGTTCTATCAACTTTATTCAACTTAACTTTGTTGCTGTTCGCACAGGTGTTTCGTTTGATGAAGTTGTAGGACAGTTCTAAATAGAGAAACGGGAGAAAATAAATGGCATTCAATGTAAACGAATTTAGAAGTCAAATGATTGGGGACGGAGCCCGTCCAAATCTATTTGAAGTTTCTATGCCATTTCCTGTGTTCTCTGCACCAGGAAATGCTCAAACAAAATTAACTTATATGTGTAAAACAGCACAGATACCAGGCTCTACGCTTGGTGTCGTACCTGTTCAATACTTTGGTCGTGAATTAAAATTTGTAGGTAATCGTACCTTTACTGATTGGACAATTACAATTATTAACGATGAAGATTTTGTCATTCGTAACGCCTTTGAGCGTTGGATGGCAGGCATCAATTCGCATAATTTGAATGTTCGTAATCCAGCTGCGTTAGCGCCACTTGGTTATTCAGTTGATGGCGATGTCACACAATTTGGTAAAAATGGTAACACATTGAAGAAATATAAATTCATAGGCTTATTTCCAACCGATTTGACACCAATTGATGTTGATTGGGGTTCAAATGATACAATTGAGGAATTTACGGTAACTTTAGCATTCCAATGGTGGGAAGCCTTAGAATACGGTGTAGTGTAAAAGGAAGGCTTCGGCCTCCCTTTCTTTTTAGGATGATATATTAATGGCAATAAAACTATTTGGTTTTAATTTTGGCTCAAAAGACATTGTTCAGAAGCAGGATCCTGCTCAACAATCTTTTGCTTTGCCAACAGAGGCACTTGATGATGGTGCCGTCACAATTACACAGAATGCCTACTATGGCACATATGTTGACTTAGAAGGTTCTGTTCGTAATGAATTAGAACTCATCACTCGGTATCGTGAAATGGCCAATCATCCTGAATTGGAGATGGCCATTGATGATATTGTCAATGAAGCAATCACCCATGATGTTACAGGAAGAACTGTTGATATTATAACAGATAAGTTAAAGCAACCTGAAACAGTCAAAAAGAAAATTCACGAAGAATTTCAAAATATTCTCAAGATGCTTAATTTTGGTAATCTTTCTGATGACTTATTTAAGCGTTGGTATATTGATGGTCGTATTTACTATCATGTTGTGGTTGACGAAAAAGATCCAAAAGCAGGCATACAAGAGCTAAGATACATTGACCCACGCAAGATTCGTAAGGTGCGTGAAGTTAAAAAAGGTAAAGACCCAAAAACTGGCGCTGATATTATTGATTCTATTGCCGAGTATTATGTTTACTCTGACCGAGGCACAGCTGCACAATCGTATGGTGCTTCTATCAATGCTGGTTTAAGAATTGCTGCTGACGCCATAATTAATGTAAACTCTGGTCTAATGGATGCTAAAAATACATTTGTGATTTCTTATCTACATAAAGCCATTAAACCATTAAATCAGTTACGCATGATTGAAGATGCGGTAGTTATCTATCGTATATCACGAGCACCAGAACGCCGTATATTTTATATTGATGTAGGTAATTTACCAAGAGGTAAAGCCGAGCAATATCTAAAAGACATTATGGTTAAGTATCGTAACAAGATGGTTTATGATGCTAATACTGGTGAGTTGCGTGATGACCGCAAGCACATGTCAATGCTTGAAGATTTCTGGCTGCCACGCCGTGAAGGTGGTAAAGGCACAGAGATTACCACATTGCCTGCAGGCCA